GTAAATTTCGGCGTATGCCATGACCTGGTCAGCAATATTGGGCTGGCTGGGAAACCCCAGAGCGACCATTTTTGGGTCGCATGCCAGGTGTGCGTGGATGGGGCACACTTCCAAACCAACCCTTGGGGCGTTTGGCACCAACACGGACCTTGCACTTCCTATGGTGTTTGTCTCCGTTTCCCTTCATAGGTCTAAATAATGATAAAGTTTGTGCATAAGGAATAACGATTTATACCTTCGATTTTACATTATTTAACACACGATAAAGGCGATCCCCTTCTATTGTGTTTTGACGGTTGCGCGTAAGAACTATACTCTTCATTCGCATTGTCACAATTAAAATCATTTTCCCAGTAAGTATCATTCTGGAATGATTCCAAATAATCTTGCACCCGGCCGTCGCCCGCCAAGGCAAGGTGGTTTTAATGCACCACCAGCACCTCCGGCTGCACAACCCATCTTTTTACCCATCGGTTTTCCGCCGACCTCATCTGTACTTGATCTGTTCGTTGTCCCTCCTATACCAACCCAACCTGTCGTGCACTACAATTACGTAGCTGTGTTACAGTCGTTGGCCACGTTCTTACAAATTCCTCAACATGTAGACTGGGTCCTTAATGGGCCCGTCAACCCAGCTGTAAATTATTTTGAGTCAAACAATGCTATGGGTGCTTTGGCTGGAGCTTACGGTTTTTATGATCCTGAGTCCTTGTTTGGACCATTTCATATTGACAATTTGCCTCCGGTCAATGCTCCAGTTAAAATGTTTGTTCTTAGAGCTTTGGGTTACAACCACGTTGATAAGATTATAGATTACTTGGCCAACTTACCAGTTGGGTCCATTATTTGGGGTGATGTTTGTAATATAAGTGCGAAGTCAACAAGCGTTGGAGCTTGTGGCGCGAGTGTGCACCCGTTCATAGATGACCAAGGCCATCGTAAGTGTCAAATCAAATACCAAAACGGTACTGTTAGAGAAGAATTTGATTATTCCATTCTAAACATGAAACCTTGGGTTATTTGTGATGGTGGTGCCATCGTTTGGAGTTTTGTAAATGTAGGGACTCGCAACTTGCTTACTTTGAGCAAGGTTGGTTATGTACCGCCGCAGTCTAGTTGTCAAACGTATTTCGAAAAGAAATTGGATCCCACTTCTTTTGTCGATGTGCTTAAACGTGCGCCATTCGATCTTGTGGGCAAGGAAACGTCTGAATATTTACTAGGTACTGAGTGGTCATACCATTTATGGGGTGATTATTTGTATTTTATCAAAGTGCCATTCAAACGATCAACTTTTGTTTTGCCCAAACAATTGGTTGAATACTTGGAGTTGCAAGTTGTTGGGAAACTTCGTGACTACAAGACCTTTGAATTGTTGGTTGGGATAGCTACTCGTATGTATATTAGTTCTGGCATGAAGTATCCCAACCAATCTTTAGTGATTGTTGGTTCCGTGGTTTTTGCCATGTTCGCTGGCTTGCAGGACGAGATCATGTTGATTAATTTGCACGCTCAACCTGATCTGGCTCGAAGACACGATCGCGTCTTGCATAGTTTGGATTCAGGCGATCCAGACGCCGTTTCTCTCGCAACCACGTTAACCACGTCGGCCGTAGTTTTCGCTGTAGGCGTTTCTTCGTTGTACATTTTACGCGCTTTTATAGTGAACCGCCGACCCAATCCACTGGCAGCGTCATTGCCTTTAACTGTTGTACATACATTTGCAAAAACCTGTGCTTACATGGTTTTGCGTTTACCGTTAAAGTTTATGTTGACTGCTGCTTTAAGTTGGGCTGCCTATTGTAAATATACGAAGGTTAAGACGAATTTTGAACCGATCGTTGTGCACGCGATTTGTCCTAAAGAGTTCGCACATAAGGATATCCCGATGCATCCTACAGCGAGAGTCATATTTTGCGGCGTTGATTACACCAACGCTCCCCTTCCTTTAATGCCATGTAAACGTAAGATTGCGGCTCAGTTGGCCGGTTTAGCAGTTTCTGACAGGCTGCCTGTTTATTCGTGCCAATGTATGTCGGCTTTGTGTTTAGCTTTTAAAACTAGACTCGCCATGCCAGTAGCAGACATAACACCCGCGAATTTGACTTCTTACATTGATTCAGTCACAAGAGTCATCAATTGGTCAAATGCATTTATGGAAGATGATTTGTGCGTAAATCAACGAATTAGGGAAGCACGCTGCATTGCGCCCATGAAATTCGTTGACTGGTTGTTTGGTTTCCCAGGTCCTAAGAAATTAATGTATTCCAAGGCAAAGAAAGATTTGAATGAAGGTGCACCAATTAGACCATCCCGTGAAGCATTTGTTAAATTTGAACCTTATATGAAATCAGATGATGACTTCATTGAAGAGTTTGATCCCAGGCTCATTATCAAGTTCGATCCCACTTACAATGTTATCACCGGTCCCTATTTCAAAGCTTTGGGAAATTACATGAAAAGCCAATTACTTCCTTGTGTGAATTCAGAAAACATGGTCGAAGTAGGCGTGCTAACTCGCGTTAACCCACGTAGGTACGCTTACGCGTCTGGACTTGACGCCTTTGACCTTGGTTTCTGGTTTGATTATTGGAGTAGCGCTTTGAGTCCACCTAATGTTGATATTCCTTTACCTTCCGTGCGCGATCACCAAAGTAACCTCATATTTGATAGGGATTATGTTTTGGTCGCCATCGAGTCTGATGGTTCGAGGTTTGATGGTAGGAAAGCACGGGTGATCAAAGTTGTCAACAACACCTTTGCATCAGCGTTTTTCCTACCTCAGTACAGACAACTGTTAAACACCATGTCAGCTTTGGCTTTAGATGTTCATTTTAAAGTCAAGGAAGGTAGCTTAACCTTGGAGTGTAAAGTTGATGGCAAGCAACATTCCGGTGGAACTAACACCTCCACTGACAATTCGTGGACAACAGCTGGCATAATCGAGCATTGTTTCTCTAAACTCCAAAAACTTGAGCCTACCAAACCGATCTACGCTTCAGTCATTGTGTTAGGTGACGATTCGGCAGTCATTTGTTATCTGCCACGCCGTTTGGTTGGACTCATTGAGGAAGTCTTTGTTGAGGGCTACGCTGACCTTGGTCACGTTGGGGAAGTCATTGTGCATCCAGCACACAATTTGCGCCGACTGAGTTTTTGTAGTGGGTATTTCTATCCTGTTCTACATTTGAATCAACCAAGATCATTGTGGGCACCAAAAATTGGACGTGTATTGTCCAGATTGTCGTGGTGTAAAGATCCACAGGTGCGACCCGAAGATTTTGTTTATTCAGTTTTGCAGGGTTATAAGAATGTGTTTCCAGCCATACCCGTTTTGCGTTCATACTACTTTACTTTGGTAAAAATTTTACGTCGTAAGGGAGCTAAAATCATACAGTTACCCACTGAGTATGAACACAAGTTTACCACCAATGTCACTGGGTTGACTGTGGATCCATATGCGATGTTGACCTTTGACAGAGTTTTTGGCTACGAGGCGGGAACTAGCGTCAAGGCTGAATATTATATATCCAGCTTGAACGATTTTACGTTAATGTTGCATAGTTCCATCACCGAAATCGTGGACGTTGACTGCCCTTTGAAGAAGAAACTCGTCCCTGGTAGATTTTTGGTTGGCAAGCCGTTGGGTTTACCACGTGCTGGCATTTACGATGAGATTCGCAAGAACGCTATTGTTGCTTGGGAGAATTTGTGGAAGTCGTCGCGCAAGTTTTGGGGTTACTATGAGCGCGTTGATTACCTGGCTTTTATTAGAGGGTTAGCTTTTGGTAGTACCGGCCCCAGTTTTAATGGGCTACACGGGGGGGT